AGAGCAAAGAGATGAAGCAAAGAAGAATAAAACTGTTCCTCCTAACTACATGATATGTTTAGATTCTCTCGGAAATTTACCAACGAATAAAGAAATCAAGGACGCAAGAGAAGAGAACGATAAGGTCGATATGACTAGAGCTAAGATTATCAAATCTGTCTTTAGAATTATCACGGCCCCCCTGAGTTTGACCAAAACTCCTCTAATTGTTGTAAATCATAGTTATGCCACACTCGACCTTTATAGTCGCCAAGTTAGCGGAGGTGGCAGCGGTTACACTTATGCCGTTGACCAGTCTATAATTCTCAGTAAAGCTCAAATGAAAGAGGGAGAAAATCGTTCTGGAGCTATCATAACCTGTAGTGTTGAGAAGTCAAGATTCATGAGGGAGGGAAGTAAATTTAAAGTTTATATCTCCTTCAAGGATGGAATTTTACCTTTTAGTAATATGTTGGATTTTGCTGAAGAGTTCGGTATTGTGAATAAGGAAGGTCATAGTTTTGTTTTTAAGGATGGAGCTAAGGTTAAGATGAAGGAAGTGGCTAAAAACATGGGAAAATATTTCACTAAAGAAATTATGGACGATTTACAGGTAAAAATCAAAAATAAATATTCCTTTGGTAGTGAAGATTCTTTAGAAATAGATACAGAAGAGGAAGAGTAACAATTAAATAAGATTTTGCTACTCCTTAAAAGATAAATAATATAAACATCTTTTAAGGAGTAGCAAATGATAAAAATATCTTTGAACGAGTTGGACAAAAAATTAAAATCTTTCAATAAAATTAGACTGTCTGATTATGATAAATTAACAGATAGAGGCTTATTCAAGTGTTTGGTGTGTGAGTATATTTATGAAGCTTCATTTGCTAATATGTATCATAATGGTGGATGTAAATCTTGTTCTGGACATCTCAAACTAACAAAAGATGGTATAAACGAAAAGCTAAAAAGTAGAAATATAGTTCTCGTTGACGACTATGTGAATAACAAAACAATTGTGAAATTTAAATGTCTAAAGAAATTCTGTTCACACACTTGGTTAGCTAAACCAGAAAATGTTCTACATGGAACAGGATGCCCTAAATGTGCAGGAAATATAAAATTAACTAGGGATGAAGTAGTAGAAAGATTAAAAGACAAAGATGTCTCGCTGATAGGAGATTACGTTACTAATAGAACCAAGACTCTTTGCCAATGTAAATTTTGTAATCATACATGGAATACCACGTTAGATAAGATTTTTATGGGTAGAAGATGCCCTAAGTGTTTCGGCAAAAATATATTAACTAATGCGGAAGTGGATAAAAGATTAGAGGGAAGAAATATAACTAGATTAGATAATTATGTAAACTGTACAATAAAACTGAGATGGAGATGTGATATATGCGGAAATGTGTGGGACGCTGTTCCTAAGAAAGTTTATCGCGGAACCGGGTGTCCTGATTGTAAGTTAAAGAATGAAACTAGAATTAGAAATTGGTTGAGAGAAAAATACGGCGAAGATAATATAAAGAAGTTGACTGTAAGATTTAACAATAGAAATTATATGATAGATTTCGTTGTTAATGGAGTATTTATAGAATATAACGGTGAACAACACTACCAACCAATTGAATTTTGGGGAGGTCAGAAAGCTTTCGAGAAACAACAAAAACGAGATCAAGAATTAAGAGATTACTGTAAAGAAAATAATATTAGATTAATAGAAATCCCATATTGGTTGTCACACGAAGATCAATATAATTTACTGAAAGGGTTAAATGATGAATAAATTTGATAAATTCACCAAACCTCATTCTAAGTTTGAAGTTTGGCTTTATGAGGAAAAATTAGATGAGTATTTTCTAACTTCAACTTGTAATTTAGCTAGTGACGCAATAACTTTAGCAGAGAAATACAACGACTCTCTTATTGTTAGGGTGGATGAAGTTAGAACTGTAATTTTACTTGAGAAGGAAGAAAAATGAAAACTGATAAATTACCTAAGACTAACATTACTTGTTTCATGACTGAGTGTAAACTTAACACTAGCTATCGCACTGAGTATAAAAGAGGATACTGTAAATCAGGAAGTATTGCCATTGGTAACAAATCTTGTCTAGATAAGTTTACTGACGATGATGGGGAAGATTAATGGAAGAAGTCTTAGAGAAAAATAAGAGTGCTATCCTAGTCTTTGTTGAACGTGATGGTGGGGTGTTCATTGAACACTTCATCCTCTATGAAACTGAAGATCCTAGTGACCAGTTAATTTGTGTGGCAACAGAATTATTTGTTGACGAGTCATTAGGATTAGCTGGTAGGAATGATTTACAATTTACTACCTTTAAGGCTGGCGACGAATATGATATGTTTAAGAATATCATTCTTGAGATGAAAGGTAAAGATTAATGAAAGAGATGATGGATAAATTAGGGTTAACCCCTGAGATGTTTTGTAATATCGAGTGTAAATATTTGAAACAAGGTAAGATGTTTACCTGCCAAAAAATAGAACAAACCATTAATTTCGGCTTACGTAAATGTGGTGAGAATGGCGAGGAGATTAAAGATGAGTCTAACCAAGAAGGAATTTAAAGTAAACGTAGAATGGAAATTAAATTTTAGTATCTAATAAATAGCTTTACAATTGAATCCGTTAGTGATATAATGCGCTAACGGATTTTTATATCAAAGGACAATTATGATTGTTGCTAGACATGTGCTTGCTGGAATTGTTAACAACAAGAGCTACGCTAAGAAGGTAGTGCCATTTTTAAAGGCTGAATATTTCCAAACATTTGAAGATACTTATGTATTCAAGTTAATGCGTAAGTATATGGCAACCTACAAGGCATTCCCAACCTTAACCTCATTAAAATTAGAACTAGCTAACGTTAAGGATTTATCTGAAACTGGATATAAGGATGTATCAGAATTAATCGACTCTGTGTTTTCTACACCATTTGATTATACAGAAGAATATTTAGTTAAACTTACTGAGAAATGGATTCAGGATAGAGCTTTAAGTAATGCCCTCTTAAAATCAATTACCTTACAAGAAAAAGGTGAGGGAGTAGAGGCTATACCTGACATCTTGAGAAAGGCATTACAAATTTCATTTCAAGGATCTTCTTCTTACGAAATTTTTGATGATAAATCTATCGATGATCGATATCAGGCATATCAGAAAAGAATTAAGAAATACTCAACAGGCTTACAAAAATTAGATGAATTAACCGATGGAGGATTTGAGACTAAATCTCTAAGTATTTTCTTTGGTGGATCAGGAGTTGGTAAGTCTGCGTCAATGGTTGCTCTAGGGGCTAACATGGCGAGGAATGGTGAGAACGTTCTTTATATTACGCTTGAGATGTCGGATGCCAAGATATCACAAAGATTTGAGGCCAATTTCTTAGATGAATATATTAACAACATTAGCAAACTTGAAGAGGAAGAATATAAGACCGGACTAAAGAAAATTAAGAGTGATTCATTAGGTAGAATTGTTGTTAAGGAGTATCCCCCGGCAACAATTACTAATCTTAACATTGAGGCATTATTAGATGAGTTAGAGATTAAGCGGAATTTTCACGCAACCGTGGTGATCATCGATTACCTCAATTTAATGAGGTCTTCAAGGGTAACGAACGAAAATTCTTATACAACGGTTAAGTGTATTTGTGAAGAGGTTCGAGGTCTAGCTGTGGCTAGGGAGCTGTGTATTATCAGCGCGACTCAGGCTAACAAAGAGGGGAACTCGTCTAAGTTAACAGACATGGATGCCACAAACGTTGGGGAAAGTAAGGGCTTAATGGACACCTGCGATCTCCTTTGTGCTATTATCTATAATGAGGAATTGCGAGAACAGAATATTCAGATTTGGAAAATAGTTAAGAACAGATTTAGTGGATTCGTTAATAATAAATTTACAATTAGGGTTGAACACGACAAGAGTAAAATTTATGATAGTGATGATGATATGCAGATGTATGGCAACAGAGAAACCTCTGAACAATTAGCTAAAGAGAAAAAGGTTACTAAGAAGAAAAAAGTTGAAATGGTGTTCAAGGATAAGGCGTTAGATGAAGATTTGTTTGACTAAAAGGGAGATTTGATTATGCAAAATAAATATAGTGATATTACAGCTCAACAAGAAGTTTTAAATGTGGCGACTTATGCTTTACGAAAAGTAATCAAGAAAGAACAAATTCAAGATAATTATAAGGTTAACACTTATTTAGATAATTATCTTGAAGGCGTTGTTGTAGAGTTCTTAGCTAATATTTACGAGTCTTCCACAACTAAGGAAGAGTCAACTGAGACTCTTCCTAAAGTCACAACTATTACCGAGTGGAAAGAAATCATAACTGATGTTCCAGCATCACCCTTAGAATACATTAAGTATGGTATCTATAAATATATTCCAAGGGATAGTTTCTTTCCGGTATTCTTTCCTGTAAAATTTAAGAATGTGGTCATTGATAAAGTGCCAGTTAATACTCAGATAGTAGAGAAAACTATCATTAAGAAGATTAAGAATATCAAAACTCTTTATCCTGATATTCGATATGAGGGTCAGAAGCAAAAGGTTATCAATCATTTCGATGCTTACCCTTTCCCTACACATAGAAATTTTTGAGGTATAAATAATGTCTACTAAGAAAACTAAAGAAGAATCAATCATCATTTGCCCTAAGTGTGAAGGTAAGGGTATAGTGTGTCACGAAAAAATGGTTGATTATCATCATAGAGAATACGAAACTATTTGTGAACCTTGTCCTGACTGTGACACCAAGGGTAGACTCATTCAGACTATTGAAATTAAAACGACTCTCACAAAACTAAGTGATAAATAATAGAAATACGACTTAAGGATTATAAATGGCTAAAATAACTTTCAAATTAACAGAAACTTTATCTTCAGTGTTATATCATTTCACAGATATAAAAAAATTAAATAATATTTTAATGGAGAATAAATTTAGATTATCTACCTCATTAGGATCAACTGAAGACAGTCTTCATCCCGATTATGATTATTTCCTGAGTATGTCCAGAGTTAAACATGGTGGATATAACAGAAATAAAATTAAGAATGGTAGTGTTAATATTGTCATTGATGGCGACTTATTGAATAAAAGATTTAAAGGAAAACCAGTTAATTACCACAAAGACAAAAGATACAACAAAAACAATAGCACCGAGGAATATCTTACCTATAATGAGAACGAAGATAGATTATATCACACAACTCCTATTATAGAAGATGCTACAAAATTTATCAAAGAAGTTCATATTTTTATGGCTGATATAGATAGCTATGTGGAAAGAGTTAATTTTACAAATAGAGTTCAAGGAATTAAAAAGATTTGTGACATAAATAAGATTCAACTCTTTTTATATGACAACGAACAAAATTTTATATTACACAATAAAAGAAAATCTATAGAAGTGGCATCGAAAAAGAAACTCCTAGAAAATTTGATAGATTTAATTATGTTGGATTATGACCAACTCGATAAAGAAAATTTAAATCTCTTGAATAAATTAGATGGTATAGGAGTTGTTGATAAAATAAAAGCTGAGATAAATGATATAAATAGAACAGACATAGGTATGAGAATAGTCGAAAATTTTTCTAGGATAGTTAGAAAAAATAAAAATAAAATTGGAAATGATATTAGTGTATCTGGCATAGTTTCTTACCTCTCAAAGAAGTTTAAGGACCACATTAAATGAATCTTCCTAGCTTCACAGAATACTTATTTATTGAAAAACTGAATCGTCATAATGAAAAAGATGACACTTGGATTACCTTAAGATTTGCTAATCTTCTCAGGCTTGATTTCTCTCAATGGGAAGCCTATCAATTAAAACTGATTGACCGTAAGGGAAATGTCTTACGGCAACCAAAGAATAAGAAAGAAGAACGAGCTTTCGGACTATTTGAAAACTTAGTTCGTAAAATTAAAATGGGTATCTCTCAATATTCAGGTAGGGGGTATTTACTCTCTTCTCTGATTGGACTGTACCTACTTAAGAAAGAATCTTACACCAGAGAAGAACATAACATTAAGAGTCATATCCTTGAGGAGTTAACTGAGGATGAGATATTTCTTTTTGAAAGTTTACTGATGAATATTAAGAAGAAGAACATAAGTCTTGACTAAAGATTAGGATCATGATATAATGAAAATAGAGGTGTAAATGGATTACGAATTAATGAGACTATCAGTAGATAATATTTTATCACAATCAAATAAGATTGGAATTGAACTCAAGAAAAAATTTGATGTTCGTCAGAAAAGTTATGAAGATGAGATTGAAGAATTAAAGCCTACACAGAGACAAATGATCAGACCTATGAATTTTTAGTCGGGAGTTATAATGAAAGATAACATTTTACCTTCGTTTATACAAAAAGGTTCAGGTAGGAATAAGAGAAGTATGGATGAAGCTAGTGATGATGTTCGTAATGTTGTTTATCGGCAAAGAACCTTAGAGTTAATTAATAAAATTGAAAAGGCTCACAAAGATGCTGCTAATTCAAAATTGAAATTTGGAGATTTATAATTATGAAATCAACTATGATCATTGACTTTTCCAGTTATCTTCACGCAAGTTTTCATGTGGCAAGATATGATAAAGATATTAGTTCTACAGAAGAAAGAAATCAATATTGGAAATCGTTGTTGGTAGGAATGATTCTCAATGTTAAAAAGTTATATAAACCAGATGAAGTCATCTTAGCTATTGATAGCCCCAACTCACACAGAAAGTTGTCATTCAAATATTACAAAGCGAGAAGAATTCTGAAGAAGGAAGATTCTGATATAGACTTTGATGAGTTTAACCGTGTATCTAATATCTTCTTAGATGAAATTAAAACTAATCTGCCAGTGAAGGTTGTTAAGACTGCACAAACTGAGGCAGATGATATTATTGGAATCTTAACTAGTAAACTCAGAGAACACGACATTACCATTGTCTCCAGAGATAAAGACTTCACTCAACTCTTAAAATTCCCCAATGTTAAAATTCATAATCCTATGGATAATAAACTAATCGTTTGTGATAATCCTCATGAATTTTTAGTCTTACATATTCTTGGTGGTGACTCAGGAGACGATGTTCCAAACATTCTTAGTCCTGATGATATTTTTGTGACAACTGGTAAACGTCAGAAGAGTATCACAAAAGGAATTATTAAGGAAGTCTTAGAGGATGGATTAGATAAATTCGTTATCAAGAATAATTTAATAGCTAATTATGAAAGGAACCGCAACTTAGTAGAATTATCTGAAGAGATTATTCCTCAAGACCTACAAACTGAAATTATGTATGCCTACAATAATGCTAAAGTTAAGGCTGACTTTGAGGATATGGTTGGGTATCTCGCTAGGAATAACTTTACTAACCTAATAAATAACTTGTGAGGAATCAATGAACACTAAGGAATTTTTAAGTGAATTAGATTATGATCAATTAGTTTACGCTAAGAAGTGTTGCGCTGATCTTATGTCGTATAAGGAAAGAGAAAGTAAAATTCCTCTTTGGATTGTTAGTGATGATTGTGTAAACTTAGGCGCATTTGTAAAGGATCAATATAAAGAAGCTTGTGAGTTATTGTCTAAGGAAGTTATGAAACGTTATGAACTTTATGGTGATGGTGACGTTAATTATGAAATTCGATTAATATATTATAAAGAGTCAGAAGCTAAAGATATGTTGAAACTAAATGACTAAGGGAGAATAAATTTGAATTATACTAGAGAAGATTTGTTTAATATTCTTGAACAGTATGAATCTGAACATGGGGGTTTACCATCAAGAGATGGAACTAGAGGAACTATAATTCCCGAGACACCATTCAAAACTATTTTTGGGGGTTATGCTAAGGGAAAACTAGAGTACGAAATTTGGAAGAGAAATAAAACTGATAACGTTATCGATAATAGAGACACTTTAATTGAACAACTCAAGAAGAACTTGAGTGAAGACGAGCTTAGACTGTTAGTTAAATCTAGTTCAACTGAAAATCCTGCTAATAGAAAATTTCAAGCTCCGATTGAAAAGGAATGTTTTAAGTTTATTGCCACAGGTGATTCTCATATTGGTCATAGTAAATTTCGTGATGATTGGTGGAATTATATGATTGAGGTGGGAGTGAGAGAAAACGTTGACTGGATGTACCATACTGGTGATATTCTTGAGGGTATGAGTGGTAGACCGGGGCATGTTTATGAATTAGAAAACATTGGCTTTGAGGCTCAGTTTAATCACGCAAAACAATTAATGAAAGATATCCCCTTTAAAATCAAGGGGATAGAGGGTAATCATGATGGCTGGAACACCATTAAGGGAGATATTGGTTTAAGTGTTGGAGCTAGATTGGAAGAATCATTAGACAATTTTATTTATATGGGACATCAAGAAGCAGACGATGTTGTGGGAGGAATTAAAATTAAGCTCTGGCACGGAAATGATGGCGCGAGTTATGCATATAGTTATCGCACTCAAAAGTTCGTGGAGATGTTATCAGGCGGGGAAAAACCTAACATCCTTTTAGCTGGTCACGCTCATAAATCAATTTTCTATGAAACCAGAAACGTTCATGTCTTTGAGACTGGTACGCTTTGTAGTCAGACTAGTTTCATGCGAGGTAAAAAGCTTGCAGCACATATAGGCTTTTGGGTCGTTACTTGTTACACTGATGGGCATTCGCTAATCAGAATTGTACCTGAGTGGTATCCATTCTATCTATAAGGTTTAATTAATGTCAAATGTAGATCCTATGAAAGAATATTTTTACTTGAGTGCTTTGGAGGAAGCATTTAAAATAAAACAAGTTGAATATGGATTAGATTTAATTAATCAAAAATGGAAAGTATTAAGGGAACCAGATAAGGAAGATATTTATATAACGTTTTTCAAACACGATGAAGTCTTTGTTTACTGTTGTGCCTTTATATTTTTTCAAGATTATGTTAAGATAAATTTTTCTCTAAATTTGAGTAGTAGAAAAATTATGAAGATGACTGGTTCAGAGTTTAATGATTATGTTGATGAAAATATAAATAGTGTCAAGGATTTGAAACTTCACTTTAATTTTGATAAGATGCCAGTTAGTAATTTCCTATCGGTCTTCAACGAAGTGTTTTATGTTATGAATGAGGGGATTAAAAAATTCAAACCAAGGGAAATAAGATTTAGCGGATACACAGAAAAGTTGCACAAGATTTATGTTAGAATGACAACAGATACGAATTTCCTAAACGAGTTAAAGAAACTAGGATATAGATTCAAGGAAATAACTGAGGATAGATTTGTTTGCTTTAAGAAACTAGAAGGTAACTGGAAAGATTTTATATAAGGAGTCATAAATGAAACTTAAATTCAATAAATTAACAGAATCTAAATTACCCAAAAGTGATATCAGTATCGATGATATGGAGGGTAAGATTACCACTTATGAATTTATTGAAATCCCTATTAGCTATAAGGGCGAGTATTTTACTGTTACTGGTGAGTACGAAACTGACGAGGACGATATTGTTATTGACAGTATTCGTTCAGACGATGGTGATTTAACAGACGAGTTTGATAATAGTGATTGGAAAAAAATTAAGGATGTGGTGATTCAGAAAATTGTAGAATTTGGTAGAGCGACCAACAAGAAATATAAGTGAACTTATCTTATCTGAATATCAAATCCCTAAAAGTCTAATGGACGATTAGGGATTTTCTTTTTGTCTAGAACATTAAAATTTTATAATATAATTTTAATTGACTTTTATTTATAAGCGGTGATAATTATATCTAACGATGCAAGAGTGACGGCAAATTAGGAGGTTAAGAAAATGATAAAAAATATATAAAAATTGCTTGACACTTACAAAGGTGCGGTTACACTTCACTCAACAAACAACAAACTAAACTGAGAAGGAGATTCAAAATGAAAGAAATTAAAAGTCCTTGGGGTTCTGTTGGTACTGAAATCAAAAAACCGTTTCAGAGTGTATCAGCGGTCATGAAAGCTGCTAAATTGGATTATACTGTTAGTCTGAGAGATTGTTTTCTTTCTGATCCTGATAATCCTGACAAAATTGGTGATAGAGTTACGAAGGTTAAAGCTACCGTTCGTGATGATACCAATCAGCAAATTGGTGTAGTAGGGGAACGTTATGTTCCTCTCCAGAACGTTGAAAGTTTTGCTTGGTTTCAGGAATTCATTCATCACAAAATTGCCTCTATCGAACATGCAGGAACATTGGGAAGTTCTAATATCGTCTTCATTGAAGCGAAGGTAGCTATTGATCCCGTTGAAATTGTTCCTGAAGATTTTATTCAATCCTATATTACATTGTTGAATAGTTTTGACGGATCAACCTCAATCTTCACAGGATTCATGCCGATTAGAGTTAATTCTATGTGTATGAATCCTAAACTTAAAACTGGAATTTTTGATAGAACCAAGCATACCAAAAATGCCTTAGTCGGTCTTGAGAAACTTCGTGAGATTATGAGTGTTCATTCTGAGGAATTCTTTGAGACTTGTGAGCAATACAAACACCTTGCCTCAAGACCGATTAAGGATAAAACTCTGGATAAGTATATTCGTGCCGTCATCGGTAATGATAATCCTGAACGTGAGATGAGAGAATCAAGAGTTCAGACTATTAAGGATTTATTTGAAGGTGGTCGTGGTGCCACTGAATTTACCAGAAATTATTATGGTGCATTTCAAGCTGTAGTAGAATATTTGAATTATATTGTTGGACGAGAAACCTCATCGAGACTTCGCGCTCTGTGGGTTGGAAATGGAGCTGTAATTAATCAGAAAGCCTTAACTACAGCTCTCAAACTTGCCAGATAAATCATAAAAGAAAATTAATGAAGAATAAATGGCGGCTGTCTTAGGATGGTCGCCATTTTTATTATAGAAAATTAATAAAATATTTCTTGACCTTTCATAAACTTCCGGTTATAAATATATCCATCTTTAGTTGTATGAATAATAGCGTCCAAAGGGAGGTGTCTATTAGAGACTAAAATTCAATCATTAATGGCAGAGGATGGTATTTAAGATGAACTTTAATTTCTTAGGGAGAATTTGATTAAAATGAGAAAACTTACGACTTCTATTTGTGATTGTGCTGTTTGTCCTTTTTATGATGCTATTGAACCTGACACTGATGGAATTGATTCGGTGTGTTTAGAAACAGGATTTGAGTTTATTCATACTCAACATGAAATTCCTGAGTGGTGCCCTCTAGAAAAATTTTAAATTAAACTATTGACATTTGGTTAAGAAAGTGGTATTATTCATTCATCGGGTATTACCACTTTTTATTTTGAGGAGATTGTAATGTTCAATCGTGATGATTACGAATATAGTTGCCATTGGTCTGAAGAAGATAATTGTTTGATTGAGTGGTATGAACGTAAGCGCACTGGTGAATGTTTAGATGCTGATGAATTCTTTAAAATTTCGAGAGGATTGAATCATGAAAACAATAACTAAAGAAGAAGCTAAAAAGCTGGTAGAGTCAACTCACGGTAAATTCTTCAGTTGTCGTTTCATTAAGAAAGACTTATCTGACCGTAAGATGACTTGTCGTACTGGTGTTAAGAAACATCTTAAGGGTGTTGGTGCTAAGTATCACAAGGATAACTTGAAGGTTGTTTACGATACCGCTAAACTTGAGTATCGTAATATTTCTCTGGATTCCTTATATGAAATTAAATTTAAGGGTGAGGTTTATCATGTGCGATAATAGATCAACAGTAATAGCATTAGATTCTGATGAAGTTTATTGTCAATGGTGGAAGTGCTCTGAATGTAGTTGCAGTGATATAATGTCGCATCATAGATATTGCCCTGTTTGTGGGAACAATATTGATTGGGATAATAGCGTGTGCTGATGAGTGATTATGAGTTGTATCGTGGTAAGTGTAAGGAAATGTCAGAAGAACTAATTAAAAATGATCCTAGTCTTACCTTAGTTCGTGGTTATTATTTCTGTCCTATCTGGAACACCGATGAACAACACTGGTGGTGTAAGGATAAGGATGGAAATATTGTTGACTCTACCGCTAAACAATTCGGGTCTAAGGGTCATGGAATCTATACTGAATTTGACGGTATGGTTGAGTGTGCTGAGTGTGGTAAGGTTATCCCTGAAGAGGAAGCTGAAATTGAAGGTCGTTACGCTTTCTGTTCTACTAAGTGTCATTGTTATTTTGTTGGTCTTGGTGCGTGGTATAAGGAATAATTATGATGAATCATATTTGTCCTAGTTGCTCTTATCAGTTCAAATTTCCCTCCATTAATGTTTTAAATGACCAACATGACTTTGAGGTTTGTTGTCCTAAATGTAAAGCTAAATTATCGGGAATAAAGCCTAGTAACTCTAATTTAAAATATGTTATTGGACGGTATGAACTTTTAAAATTAATTCCTTGACATTTAAATGAATTCAAGTTATAGTAATCAAACTTAACTTGAAGGAGAATTTGAGATGACTGAGATTAATCACGTGTGTCCTAACTGTCAGAGTATCAATCCAATACACAACCATAACGAAGTGTGGGTAGAAGTTGAGTCCTGCGAATGTTGCGGTAATTCAACCACTATTCATATCGATTATACTTGCCCTGCCTGTGGGTATATAATTGACGTTACGTTTTAGGAGAATTTGAGATGAAAAAAACTTGTGATGATTGTAAAAATTTAGTCACTGAAAATGGTAAGAAGTTTTGTTCTACTTCTTGGTCATATGATATTGCTAAAGAACTATCAGAAGTTACTGAGAACAATATCAATTTTGCTAATGGTTGCTCTACTTATAAGCAGAAGGAGAAGTAACCATGACTGAGCAAAAGCGAAATACGATCATTGAGAAAATTCAGAAACTTTTTGCGTTGGGTAATAATAACCCCTCGGTTGAAGAATCAGCTTTAGCAATAGCAAAAGCACAAGAGTTGATGTATCAGTATAACGTTGATAACATTGACTTGATTAAGAAAAGTCGTGTAAGTGACATCATTGAGATTGACTTTGAGCTTCAGACTCGTTTCAATGCTCCTCATGTTAATCTTTCAGTTTTCATAGGTAACACCTTTAATATTAAGCCAATTATCATTAAGACTGAAACTGGTTATCATAAGATTCAGAAGAAGATTCGCTTCATTGGTGATAAGGTTGATATCGCCTTTGCTAGTTTCGTTTACTCTTACGTGTTGAGTCTAGCTGAAGCTAAGAGTCATGAATATTTTGAATCTGTTCGTTACAAAAAGAAAAAATGGAGTCCCACTGAAGCCAAAAAAGCAAGAACTGATTTCATGTTTGGGTTTGTTGATGCCGTTAATGTTAAATTGGAAGTTCTTAGGAAACAACGTGAGGAAGAAAATATTCGTAATCATGCTCATGAATCTGGAATGAGTATTTATAATAATGACCTGATCACTGCTATTGCTCTCGTTAAGAATAGTCGCATTGATCAATACATTAATGAGAATCTTGGTAAACTTAAGGATATTCCTGACAAAGAAATTCTTATGAGTAACAAAGCTTATATGAGTGGATCTGTTGAGGGTGAGAAGGTAAATATTAATCGTGGAATTGAAAATAATTCTAATGAACCTAAACTCTTGAGTGCGTGGTGATAATTATGAAAGCTAAAGTGATTAACGAAAAAAGTAGTCATTGTGGATCTGTTTATTCCATTCTTCAACAAGAGAGGGGATATTTTAGTGTTCAACTTGATTGTGGTGGTAGAGGTAAGCTATGGTTTAATATTGAAGAGGTGGAGTTTGTTAATAGAGATGCCAATGAATTGAAATTAGGGATGATTAATTTTCAATCAGACATCATTAAAATTCTTGATGAATATGATGTTAATCCTAGAGTAGCACACGAGATTGCCGCTGAGATTGTTGCTCAATTCTTCTTCAGTAGCAACATGATTAAAGATGAATATAAAAAGATTTATGAGGAGATAGGGAAATAAATGAGTTTAATTAGTTCGGATTTTCACGGCAACATCGCTAAAGCTAAAGCTTTCTTAGAATATAAACCAGAAATTCAACATGTCGTTGGTGGTGATATTCTTGATTCTTTTGTAGCCTCAGATGAAGATATTATTAAAACTTTTGAATTAGTCATGAGTTCTAATACTATCACCTTGATGGGAAATCATTGTTTATATTATCTTCCTAACGCTCATCGTTATTTTGAGTGTACGGGTAATAGACCCAATCCAAAATTTAAAGAGTTAGTCAGAGATTACAAGGATAGATTAATTGCTTCTTATCTTGTTGATGATTTCTTGATTACTCATGGTGGTCTTTCGACAACTCTAGGTAAGAATTTTGAGACTATTGAGGAAGCTAATGAATGGATTAATTCTGAATTTGAGTGGTACAAGAATTCACCAGTAGTCCCACAAACCTTATCACCAATTTTTAATATTGGTTATTGCCGTGGTGGTCGTGAAGCTGTTAGTGGGATTTTCTGGTTGACTTATGGTAGGGAAAGTTATGATCATAGGTTTAATCAGGTTTGTGGTCATACCTGTGGAGATAAGGTGAGGATGACTAGACATAAGAATGATATCCTTCATGTTTGTGTTGACACTCCTGTGTGGAATTGTTTTAATACTGAAACAAGGGAAGTTGAAGATTTCTTTCCTGTTGATCTTAAGGATGATTATGCCGCTAGGAAAATGTTAGAGAGGAATTTTTAATGAGTAAGCTTTATGTTGTCATGAAAGCTGTTAACTCTTTATTAGTTTATGGTGAGGTTAAAGAATTACCTGAAGGTGAATATTCTGTTCCAGCCTTTCTAGATGAAGAGAAAGCTAAGGAACATTCATGTGATGGTAAATACTCAATTACTATTATGGAGATTTGAATTATGTATATCGGAAATGTGGTAAAATGGAAACACTCTAATGAGCTTTATATTGTTGTCAACGCTAATACTACTATTGAGAAAAACAAACGCAAACTTCATTCTATTACAATGATCCCTATTGATAGTTCTAATTGTAGTGTTGGAGTCTCAAGAGCACACCCTATTACCTCAAGAGTGTGTGAGTTAAGTGTGAAGGGATGTAAGGAATTTGATTGTGATCAAGAGTGTGATAATTGTCACCAATTTAAGGAAGTTCCTAACCCACTTTATGATATCGACAATATTATTTATGTAGCTGATAATATTAAGGAACTCATCATTAAAAATTTAACTGAAGTTGCGTTCAAGGGAATTTAATCTCAGTTCCATTGACACCTCAATTTAATTTGGTATAATAAAAAGAGGCTCAAGATAAATATAATGATATCATTATATTTAGGAGTAACAAACATGAAAACACTAACAGAATCTTCAATGTCACGATTAATAAAACATTCTAATGAACATGATTGTGGAACTATCACTTCATTTCGTAAGACGGATAATTGTGACACTGGTAAACCTTACACTGAAAAAGAAAACAAACAGAGAAACAAATCCTTAGTGAATAAACTTTTAGCTAAGGGTTATTCTGTCACTTCTGTTCGTGGTCGTTATCCTGAGTCTGGTGTAGTTGTAGAAGAGGATTCTTATTTTGTCGTTGATATCAAGGATACTGGAAACCTAGAAGAAGATCTGTATCATCTTGGAGTCTACTTCGATCAGGATTCAGTACTGATTGTTCCTAAAGGGTCATTAGGAGATAAGAGAGAAGATCTTAAGATTAAACCTTACCTTCTAGGAACAAACGAATGTGAAGCTGGTTTAGGTCTTGGTATTAAACTTTATTTTGATAAGAAGAAAATCGGGACTGAGGGTAAATATTACACCACTTATATTAACGATAAGCCCTATTACCTTGATATGGTGATGAATGAAAGTGTGTGTAAACCTTCGACTGGTTACGGTCATTGGGTTAACCACATATTTGCTAATATGGATTGGAAAGATATACCATGAAAAAGAACTGGAAAGATTATTTAAGGGAATCTAGTTTATCTAGGATCTATCGACATTATACAGAACACGATTCTGGAACTATATCTGCGTTTAGATATGCTCCTGATTGTGGAGATGGGAAACCTTACACTAAGAAACAGAATGGTGATAGAAACGCTATTCTCAAAGCATTACTATTAAAGAGTGGTTATTCTGTCACTCCTATTGACGGTTCTTACATTGAAAATTATCAATCTGATAATGAAATTGAGGTTGATGAAGAATCCTTCTTCGTTTTAGATATCAAAGATTTTGGTAATCTTAAGGAAACATTAATTAAACTAGGAACTAAGTTTGACCAAGATTCTATTACCTTTTCAAAGAAGTCTGGTGAGTATTATTTAATTTCCAGTAATGAATGTGAAAACGGATATCCCGGTAGTGGTAAAATTGGAGTAGAGGTAAAACTAGGTGGAACTATTTTTGGAGAAGATGGGGAATTCTTTTCAAAGGTCAAGGGAAGACCATTTATCTTTAAGAAGTTACATAGCAAAACAGAAATCTTGGAACATCATTTCCCAACTGAAATTAGATCTATAAACGAATTAGGTAAAAGAGAAATAGTTTAAGGGAGATTTTATTATGCCTGAGATTAAATGTGATGCTGTTGATTGTTTATATTACCGTGAAAGTTGGTGTACTGTTATTGGTCAAGTGGATATGGTAAAACGACTAGGAGATTTAGGTGATTACGTTGAGTGTGTGGATTACACTCCATTAACACCTGAAGAATTTTTGGAAATCTTTGGTAAAAATGTTAAGATTAATTTGGAGAATTAATAATGATGGCATACCTAGAAACAATCGACCTAAAGTGCAAAAATAAATTATGTTCATATCAAGGAACATCTGAGAGTTATAATGGATCAAGGGTTGATTTAGTTTGTCCTACTTGTGGATTTAAAACTTTGGAAAGATATTACCCTGCGTTAGAAAAAATATTTAATGAATCGTTCGGACCTAAAGCACCACCGAAAATTCCTAATGATCACCCAAGAGGATAATTTTAAATTTAACTCTTGACTTTATAATAGATTCAAGTTATACTCCTCTTACGTTGAAACAGTAACTGAGAGGAGTTTTGCTATGAAGATAGGAGATAAAGTTAAAATCAAGGGAAGTTATCTGAGTGGTGTAATAGTTTCTGAGGATAAGAATAACAACTGGAGTCCTAGATTACCTAATGAAAAACTATTCAATTTGAAGTTAAGTAACACCAAATTTGGTGGTGGTTGGAGAGAAGGAGAGTTGGAGCTGATATGACTAATAATTATGTCTATTCTAACATAACACCAGAAGAATATTTTAAGCATTATTGTGACGATGAAAATGCGATTAGGTTCTTTGAGAGTTACACTGAACTTAATGAAGAAAATGAAAAGGAAATAGAATCACAATCAAAAGCTAATGAAATCCTTTCTGAACAAATCTATTTTGCTGAAGAATTAATTAAACGATTAGAAAAGGAATTAGATAATTCTAGTTCTTTTAAGGATTTCAAAAAGAAATTTAAACTTGTCCTGAGTGAAAGTATGTTTGAACGTTAATGAATGAGAAGGAGTTAATTATGAAAAATTGGGGATCAGAAATTATACCTAAAGAAAACTGGATTGACCCTAGTAAGGAATATACCTGCAATGGGTGTAGGGTTATTGGTCTTCAATTAAAACTTCATAACAGTAATGGAGATGAAGTTACTTATCCTGTTAAGGGTACGGCGATTCTTAGAGAGAAACCATTAAAGACTTCTTACCGTATCTGGTCACTTGACGGTAAAGCTGATGTAGTTTGGGGTAATGGTCATAATTTAGAATTGAAAGGATAACCGAGATGAAATACGGAATTGAAGTGGGTCAAATTTACATTGCCGCTGATGGTTCTAAGTGTGGTCATATCGTGACTGATGTTACTACTTATGAGAGTTGTGATGATGTTGTGACTGTTCCTTTTACCTCTACTGGTATTAGTAAAGATGGTAACAGGATTGATGCTTTCAAATTAGCCAAGGTTAGATATTACTCGGTTAATGAACTTCCTGAATGGTTTCCTAAAAGTTTTGGAATTTAGATTTAAAATAGTTCTTGACATTTAAATGAATTCAAGTTATAATATTTAAACATTGAGCGACATTGAACACTAACTTCAAAATGAGGAGAAACATCATGGTACGTTACGCTGAAGGTAATAATTTTGGTTCCTCTGCTGTCAAGATCGAAAAAGAATTCAAATCCGTTACCGATTCGATGAATGATGCCGGTCTGAATTACAACGTCAGTCTTCAGGATTGTTTTCTTGCTGATGGTACTCAGGTTCCTAAAACTAAAGTGACTGTTCGTGATGACAAAAATGAAGTTTTGGGTGTGGTGGGGGAGCGGTATCAGGTGGTTCAAAATCAAGAAGCCTTTGGTTTCTTTGATGAGTTTATTGAAAACAAGTTCGCCACCATTGAACACGCTGGATTGCTCGGTAAGAGCAACATCGTATTTGTCCAAGCTAAGATCCTATGCGAACCGATTGAAATTATCAAGGGTGATGTAATTCAGTCTTACGCTACTCTACTAAATAGTCATGATGGTACTACGTCTGTGGTTGCAATGTTCATGCCAATTCGTCTTTTTTGTGCGAATCAGCTCCCCAAACTTAAGACTTCCAATAAACTCAAATTGAAACATACCAAAAACGTTCATTTGGGTCTTGACAAAATTAAGCAGATCATGGATCTTCATAATCGTGAATTTGCTGCTACTGCTGAACAGTATCGTTATCTTGCCAGTAAGGGTGTCAACAAGAAAGATCTTGAAAGGTATGTTCGCCTTGTCTTTGGTAAGGACGAAGAAGAGAATGAAACTGAAGTTAAGGAAATGCGTAAATCCAAAGTAGAAGCCATTGCTGAACTTTATGAGAATGGTCGTGGTGCTTCTAACGCTACTCATAATTACTTTGGTGCATTTCAAGCTGTCAACGAATACCTTAACTATGAAGCTGGACGGTCTGTTGATAATCGCTTGAAGTCGCTTTGGGTTGGAGCTAACGCCGATGTTAACCGGAAAGCCTTTGAGATTGCGCTGGAGCTTACCAAAGGATAAGTGATAAATATGGGACTAGAGTAATTCCTAGTCCCATTAGGCATAATTAAGGAGCTATAAATGACAAGAGCATTCTGGATTAGTCCGTCAGGAAATATTATACCAGTCACCACAACTCACATTGATATGGTCATAAATAATCCTGAGACTTTTGGTTACACTAAGGAAAGTATTAAGGAAATTTATGATAACTTTAATGAACCTGTAGGGCAAGAGGATAAGGCTAGGGAAGAGATCATTGTCGATCTAGTCAAGAAAGGTTGGATTAGAATTCGTCAATATCGTAATAGCTGGTCAGTGAATATTCAAAAATTGACTAGTCGGATTAAGGATTACTTATTTGATTGGAGTGTCAGATTAACCTCACCTGAAGGTTTATTCGGTCTTAAGGAGAAGGATTTGTATTCTCCTATTAAACTGGAAACCTTTGTTGATGGTAATGCTATTAACATGACCTTCAAGGAAATGCAATCTGGAATGTTATATGAACGTAAAGAAAAATTTAATACGAAACATAAACTCATTGAGTGTGTCTTAAAAGAAAATAAGATGAAGAATTGGGTTGACATCTATAAGGGATAATGATAAAATATATTCTTATCGTAAGGAAATCATTAATTAACCAAGGAGAAGTAAGTGTTAACTGTAGAAGAAGTAAAGGTTTTCCGTAGTATTGTTGAAAATGAATATTCTAACGGAAAACTAGATAAGCCTGTTTATTCAGATGTGCTTGAAGAATATTGTGATGTCAATCCTAAAGTTATTTTTACTGTGATTGCTAACTTAACTCGTAAGGGTCTGACAAATTATAATGAGCATTATGTTTGGTTAAGTCCTAAAGGAATAAACTATTACATTACATTAGGAGTTTGATGATGAAAATTTTCAAGACTTGGGAAGAAGCTTTTGGTAATAAGGAATTAATCATTAAATGTAATGATGAAGAAGAATTTACTTTCGCCTGTTGGTTTGTGGGGTTTGGAAGAACTCCTAGTTTTTATAAAGGATATGCGGTTAGAGGAACAAACAGTGATAACTACGGGTTTGATTCGTTAACTCACTATTCGTTTGGTTATGGCCATTGTGAGAAAGTAGAATATCAAGATTTCTTTTTCTCTGTCTCTCATAGTAATAACATGGAAGTTAACACGGAAGTCAAGCCACCACTAGGAGTTATCCCTAAGAAATATTGGATAGCTAATCGTAAGAAAGATCTAGCTAGAGCTATTTGTGAATACGTTAGCACTAACACCGCTTGTGATGAATTGACTAATTGGATTAATGAACTAAAGGAACTTAATGATGACAAAATTTAAACGGGTTAAGCTTATTTGGATCAGCTACCATAGGAGCAAACTTAATAATGTCGAAGTATAAATCATTCTTAATTCCGTGTTCATGTGGATCAATTCGCCACACAATTAGACTTGATGTCAGTCATGAGGGTAAACAATATCAACCTTATGATAGAGATATCTCGGTTCAATTTATCGTTAATCCAAAATCGTTAAAAGAGAAAATAAAAGCTATCTGGTATATCATTACAGGTAAGGATTATTGTAATGGTGATGCTCTTTTGCTTGATGAACAAGTGAATGTTTTGAAAGAAGCGATTAAGTTTTATGACGAAGAAGATTCAGAGATATCTCAATGAAGCGAGAAAACAGAGTCTATTGAGTGACTATACTCATAAGGTTGGGTGTGTTATCGTTTCAGGTAATGTGATCATTAGTAAGGCTTACAATGAGATTCGTTATTGTAAGGTTGGTGGCAAGAGTTATAGTAAATGGGAAGGTAGTTTGCATTCAGAAAGGTCGGCCTGTAGGAAAGTCGATAAGGATAAATTAATAGGTAGTACAGTTTACATCTACCGTGAGACTAAGGATGGTAAACCAGCATTAGCTTACCCTTGTCCTTCTTGTTTTAAGATGCTCAATGAACTTCACATTAAAAGAATTATTTTCAGTATGGCAGAGTCGCCATTCTACGGAGAAATTAGGTTATGAAAGTTATTGATTATATTATTCTTATAGATAAAGAGTTGAGAGAATTAGTAGAAAATGTTCACCAACACATTAAGGATGATTATATTCCTTTAGGTGGAATCGTTATCAATGAAACTTATTCAGGTAAGGAATTTCTTCAGACAATGATTAAGTGTGAAGAAATTAAACAAAATCAGGAAGAAAAGGGAACTAGATTTAGCTGGTTTTCTGAAGCTTTCAAAGGAGAAAAATGATGCCGCTTTGGTTAGATATACTTCTAAGTTATTTACTGTTTGAAAGAATGATTGGATTGTTCTTACTCAAATATAAAGCCTTTGAAAAAAAATCTCAATTTAAAACTTTTATGCTTATTCCATTTTCATTAGTTATTTCTTTTGTTGTCTTATGTTGGGAATATTTCAAATCACTTTATAACAAGTTAGGAGATTAAAATAATGCCGATTTACCCTTATAGGTGTACTGAGTGTGGGTATGAGTTTGAGTTAATTTCTAAGATGGATGAAAAACGTCATAGTCCAATGTGTCCTAATTGTGAATGTGATGTGACTGAGGACATGGTAAGCCCACTTAATTTTAGGTTAGTGGGGAAATTTAGTTAATTTTCTTGACAATTATTATCTAAACGTTTATACTCCTCTCATTGAGTTCAACTTTGAGAGGAGTATAATATTAATCCACTCATTATTAAATGATAATATGATTAGACGAACTCAACACAATATTAGTTACGCAAATCGTAATAAATTAGACGCCCTTGATTCTATATTGATAGAATCTAAACGAGTAATTAATCTATTTATTGATTCATTGTGGACTGGTTCAGCTACGAACCAGAAATTTATCTCAACCAAAGTAGATACATGGTTGTCTGCCAGAATGCAACAGTGTCTTGGAAAGCAAGCTCTTGAGATAGTCAAATCACAGAACAAACGAAAGAAAAAGACAAAACCCATATTTAAATCAGATGTTATCAATTTCGATGGTCGATTCATTGACGTATCACAAGATGATAATTCCTTTGATCTATGGTTTCGTCTATCATCAATCGGTAATAAGATTAGTATCAATCTACCTAGCAAGAAACATAAACATTTCAACAAATTTGCTGGTTGGACAAATAAAAATAGTGTTAGACTTCGTAAAGATGGCAACAAATACTATATTGATTTGTTTCACGAAAAGACTACAGAGCCAAATAATAAACCAGAAACTATTGCTTTCGATTGTGGATACAAGAAATTACTTTCTGATTCAAACAATCAACATTATGGTGTTGATCTAAAATTAGTATATGATAGACTAGCAAATAAGAAACGCGGTTCTAGGAAATACAAGAAATTGGTTGTATATAAAAATAACATGATAAACCAAGTACTTAATAATCTACCACTTGATGATGTTGGTCATGTTGTGGTAGAAGATCTTAAACAAGTCAAATATAAATCAAAACTAGGTTCTAAATTTAACAACAAATTACAATACTGGTCATATAAACGAGTCCTAGATAAGTTCGGCTCACTTAGCGAGGTTAAAGGTTTTAAACTTACTAAAGTGAATCCTGCTTACACATCTCAGACTTGTTCCTGTTGTGGTGTTATTGATAAGAAATCTCGCCAAGGCGAAGCCTATCATTGCTCCACATGTGGTGTGGAACTAGATGCCGATTATAATGGTGCTAGGAACATACTACATAGAGGCACATATAGTTCCTCTAACTTCAAAACAATTTCATAATTGTAACTATTAACTTTTAAGGAGTAATCATGAAAAAACAATCAATCAAGAAACGAATATTTAACTTATCAACATTTCTCACAAGTGTAGTTACGGTTCCCTTACTTCTATTTGTTACCTTTCAATTACTAGTTGCTAGGGATCAGTTATCTGAAGCTGAAATTCATCATGATAAAACTATTGTTCAATTAGAGAAGGAAAATAAATTTCAAATCAATCTCTTAAATAATATTTTTCAGGATGATATTAAGGAAGAAAATTACAAGAGTATTCGAGTTGACATTAGCGCCTACACAGCCAGCGTGGACGAATGTGATTCTACTCCTTATGTGACTGCTGATGGAACTTTATCAACTGTTGGTAGAGTTGCGGTAAGTCGAGATCTACTTAAAAATGGAATTGCTCATGGTTCAAGAATTTATATTCCCAAACAAGGTGTGTTTATTGTTGCAGACTCCTTAAATAGTAGGTTCACTAAACGCATCGACATAATGATGGGCAACAAAAAAGCTGCTAAGTTATTTGGACTCAAGGAAAACGTAAAAATCTATTACTTTGAGGGATAAGTTATGAAGAAAGAAAAGTGTGCTTGGTTTATCAAAATTAAGGGAAACTTTGGTAACTCAGGGTTATGTATGTTTGGTGATTGCAGAATTAACTTAGATGATTGTAAGAAGTGTGAGAATTACACTGGAGTTAAAAATAAGAGGAGTAGGATTAATGAGTCTTAATACTGTTAAATTAGTCGTTCTAGTTTGTGCTTGGCTTTGTGTTTATGTTATAGCATATCAAACAGTTCTAGGTGGATGTCTTGCTGGATTCGGTGCAGCTATGCTTTCAGAAAGTTTACTAAAATGAAATTTAAATTTGATCATCATTTAGACTTAGATAAGAAAATGTTATCTATTGTTGAGGAATATGATTATGAAATTTATGGATTTCAAAAACAAATATCTCAGCGCATTCTTAATCTTGAGGAAGAGATAGTTAAAGATTCCTTGCTTAAACTTGGTTGGATTCCACCTAGTCAGAATAATTATTGTCTTTATACTTACCTTTATTATAGTAGAAATTACCGTGATGTTTACCAAAGTGAGTGTGGTAAACAAATAGAAGTATATGAATATAATTTTTGCCCTCATTGTGGGAAGAAGATTATGATAAATACTATAAAGCCTACAGGAGAATAATTATGGGTAAGTGGAAACAGTATTTAGAGGAATATAATTCTAAGAAAACTATTTTTCTTGGAGGCACTTGTAATAATTCTACTTGGAGGGATGATTTAATTCCTCTATTAGATATTAATTACTTTAATCCTATCGTAAAAGATTGGACGGAAGAAGCACAGAAGGAAGAAATTAAACAACGCGAGAATTGCGATTTCTGTTTATATGTTATCACTCCAAAAATGACTGGAGTTTACTCAATCGCAGAGGTTATCGAGGATGCTATAAAAAGACCAGATAAAACTATTTTCTGTGTCTTAGAGAAAGATGGTAAGTTAGAATTTGATAAGGTTCAACTTAAATCCTTAGCTATGGTTTCTAAGATGGTTGAAGAAAATAAAGCTAAGGTGTGTAAGACTCTTCAAGAGATAGCCGACTTCGTTAATAGATAAATAATAATAAACTAACAATCAAGGAGAAATAAAAAATGGATGAGATTAAAGACATTATTGCTGGAGTGATCGAAGAAAATCCCGCTGAGGTCAAGAGTTCAATTGATGGAATTCTTAAGCAAAAAATTGCTGATCATTTTAAACAGGATCAAGGAGAAACCAAGTAATGACTATTACATTCACTGAACTACTCACTGAAGCCGAAGAAGCGAAAGAAGATAAGTCTATTCCTGCTAGTCCTCTCTCAAGTGTAGTTAATCGTTATATCACGATGATTACCGCCAAGAATTCAGGAGGAATCAGGCCCAAGGTTGACGGTAACATTGACTTTAAACGTCTATGGGATGCCTATATCAATAAAGAAGATGGCGCTGATATTCAATGGCGCAGACTCTTAACTAAGGGTCTTGGTGTTGACATGAAGAACGTTAACATTAGAGATAATTCACCTAATCAAGTTCGTGATCGTTTTCTTCCTGAACTCGTTACGGCTTTCGGTCGTAAGCTTGATGAAATCGCTAGTGCTGATACCAGTGCTGTTAATTCTCAGGTTAAGTTTGAACTAATTGGTGTTATCTATTCTCTCCTCATTATTCTTAAATCTGGTAGTTATTTTAATGCTGCTAGAACTGAAGTTGAAGAAATCCTTAAAAAGATGCTTGAGAATAACAAAGAAGAAAATCTTTATGGTCTTGAGGTTGTTCCTCGTAATGTTGCCGGTCTGGAAATGAAACTTCAGAAGCTTAAAGACTCAAAGAGGGTTTAAGTTATGAGGAAATCATTTAGAACTATCCTAAAAGAAAATGAAGATTTAGATAAGCCCCTCTTTGGTGACAAGGAGGGTAATAAATCTGATGAGCCTTTTGGTGATGAAGATGAATCAGAAATGGAAGTGACTGAGCCTGAACAGTCTCAGCAAGATCCTACCTTTAAGTTTGAGATCAAGGGTAACTTTGATTTCAATGAACTTGAGAAGGTTGTTGAGGCGAACGATGTTGGATTAGAGGCAGTTAAGTTTACTCTCATGATTGATACTAGGGGTGAGGTGTCTGATTCTGATCATGAAAAATTCGTCACTTATATTGAAGAGAAAATGAAATTCTTTAACTTTGAGGAGTAACCTATGTTTGATGTTGAGTCTGTAATTATTTCTTCTGAGGTAACAAAACTAAACTCGAAATTTTCTATCTTACCAAATGGAAAATTTATTATTTCAGAAAACGATGAAGCCCGTCTTACTTTTGCAAAGAAATACGAAGAAGAAATGGAAGCCACTCTATGTTAATTTTTGGTAAGTATACTGAGGAAGAAGTTAATGATTTGATTGATGAATGGCACGAGGATGTTTATACTGAATTAGAATTATGGGAACATCTCAAGGTTAGTCGAGAAGAGTACGCTGAATTCGTTTCATTAGGACTTCGAGAATGAATGATACTCAATTTCTAAGACAAGCTAAATCCTTAGTTGATACCATGAAGAAAGCAACTAAGACAGGAATCATCTTAAAGTCTGATGATGTTAAATTTATCATTACCTGTATTCAAGATTCTATTGAATATCGTAAACTTAAGAAGGGGTAATTTATGTCTGTTGAATGTGCAGATGTAGCCGTTAGCAATCCACCATTAGGTAAGGTTAAGAAAAGGAAACGTAAGATGAAATGGAATGAGATTGTTAAGGAACAATCTCATTCCACTAAGTTTAAAGTGAAATGTAAGAATTGTGGATTTAGAGGACCAGTCGGCGAGCAAGAAAAAGACAAAGTAAAGTGTCCTAATTGTGGATTTAAAAAAGATTTAACAATTTCAGACATTAAGGATTAATTAAATGTTAATGACAAATACAGGCACAGTCTCAGGGCAAAAAGTAATCTATAATAAGACTGAAATTCAGGGTGAAAGTAGAGGTCAGAAAATTTACCTTTACTTAGATTTCGTTAAGGATGGCGCTGAAACTCCTACCTTATCAGTCTCAGTGAAGGAGACTACTATTGGGGATAATTATTACACTCTCCTAACTCCCATTGATGGAGTTTATACCACCATTACTCACACTTTATCTGAAACTGGTAAATATGCTCTTGATGTAACTACTGCTAAGAGTGTGGAATATGTAGCTGTTGATTTAAGTTTATTCACGACTAGTACCCTCACAATCGATTTTGGACTTGACAATTACTTTGCTTAAAGGTATATTTTAATGAAAGTTTGTTTGAGTGTTAGAGGGTAAAATGGGAAATCGTGTGATTGAGAGTTCTATCGACGAAGAGAGCGTTTTGACAAATTGTGTGGTTATTAACTCCACTATTATAAAGTCTGGTCTTAAAAATTGCACAGTCATCAATTCTGAGGTTACTGAGTCTGATTGTCGAGAGTCATATTTTAATGATTCTGTAATAGAAGAGAATAATATTATAGAAAAAACTTACTGTAACAATGGGGTAATTAAAAGAACAACCGACATTGTTAGATGTCACATAGATGGTGATGAAAATAAAGTTAATATCACTGGTGGAGGTAGACCAGTAGTTTTAACAAGATGTTGGTTCACCAATAACGCTAAGGTTGTTGGTGGGGATGCATGGAATTCTCATTTTGGTGAAAATTCTATGATTGACAATTGCGACATAGTAGATTCTGAACTCAAAGATATTACCGTATCTAGAAGAATTATTGAAAACAATGTAGTAGGTGATTATGAACTGCCTATCAGTGAAAATTTAGTGGTAATTGAAATAGACGATGAGGATATTTAAATGAAAAATGTTCAACCAAAGGTAACTTTAATTAGTGTTGCCGGATATGAAGATGCTTGTGTTGCCGCTAGAAATTGTGTGAGTTCTGATAATATCCAAACAATATTAGATAACACTAAATTTAATTATGAAGCTAATGACAAGCTATTGCATTCTGTTATTATCGGCAACGGTCACGAAAGTATTGCTGAATTTATCAAATTTACCTTTGCTATTGAGGGGGTTAATTTAGCCACTCTTGGACAATATAGTCGTCACCGTCTTCAAAGTCTGACTGTCAAGTCACAACGGTATATCACTCATAAAGAGTTAGTCACATCGTTACCCTTTTATATAAGCGAAGATCAAAGAATTCATGACCTCTTTAATAGGTCATATGAACTCTATAATGATTTAATCGGTGTAGGAGTAGCACCCGAAGACGCTAGATTAGTTTTACCTCAAGCTGTCTCAACTACAATTGTTTGTAGTATGAATGCTAGAGAATTGATTCATATTGTTGAGGAACGTGATTGTACCTGTACTCAAGAACAACATCGAAATGTAGCTAATCAAATGTTAGGAATAGCTAGAAATTCCTTTGCTTGTATCTTTGATCATGTTGGCCCTAAGTGTTATCGTTTAGGTCGTTGCCCTGAGAAACGTAATAGTAAAGGTTGTCAATTATTTAAGAAGAGTCCTTATTGGAAAGAATAAATATGGCTAGATATGGTTGGACTGATATTGTTTTAAATGAAATGATAATTTATGGTGAGGATAAGCCAAAATCATTTATCATTGGGTTTGACGAATGGATTTATATTGGAGATGATAATTTTTTTGACAAGAAGCAAGATGAAATCATTGCTAAAATAAGGAAGAGATTTGATGATAATGAATTGGGATATAAATTACAGTATCCAAAAGATTTGAAGATGTCTAGTGCTATAAATCTTATCATGACATTACAGAAATATGTTCATGGTATTTTTTATGGATATATGGATGAGAATAGAATTTTATATATCTACAATCATTTACCAATTAGCCCTTATTCAGCTTTAATGAATAAAATCAAAAAGGAAATTGATTTTAATGGAATAAAATATATCGATGAGGAAGAAGCTAGTAAAGTATTTTCTAAAAATCTCTATAACAATAAATCAGTAAATGCCTTTCATGGAACAAATTCTGAGATTGCAAAGAAAATATTAACTAGTGGTCTAAGACCAAATAAGACTGGCTCTTATGGAATAAAACATGATGGAATTGTATTTTTAGCTCTAGATAAAACCTTCTCTATTCAACACGCAAATAGAAGTTCTGAGTTAGAAACAAATACTAAAAAACTTCAATATCTTCCAGTTATCATAGAATTTGATATTCCAGATAAGAATAAACTTATTCCAGATTATGATATGGAAAATATGACAGGGATAGAACAATATTATCCAGTCAAGACATATGGTCTTGTTAAGTCAAAGGAAACTATATCAAATAACCCTATGAGAGTGTCAAAGGATTTTGGTCTATTTGGTTACAAGGGAATAATATATCCTAATCACATAAATAATATTTATGTTCCTAGTGTAGATGAAGTTAAGAGAAGATTTGATGGAGGATTCTATAGACAACAGTTCAGATTATCAGATTTGATTAAAATAAAGAAAGATGAGTATAACAAATACTTAGATTCTGTTAAGGAATATTTAGAATAGATAAATATAAGTAAAACACTTAGGGAGAATTAAAATGTCTAGATTTAATTTATGGGAAAAGGTAGACACTTCTGATAAACCAGAAGAAGATTTAGAAAAAGAAATCACTGACGAAGTTCCTGAAGGTGAAGAAGAGATCGATAAAGAGGTTGAGGGTGAAGAGGAAGAAACTCTTTATAACCTTATGGCTGACTTTATCTTAGCCTTACCTGAAGATTCAATCACAGATGACCTTAAGGGGGCATATGAGGCTGTCATTGAACGAATTGGGGATGAGTACCTAGTTGGTGAAGAGGGCGAGTCAGAAGAGAATCCTGAAGGTTCTGAGAATGATTCTGAGAATGATTCTGAAAATGACTCAGAAGAAGACTTAGATGATCCTAAATTTAAGTCTAAGGAAATGAAAGAATCAAAGGATATGACTGGTAATCAACTCGCTCATGAAGTTGAGAACACTATCAAGAAATATTTCCCCGAGTCTTTTGTAAGAGCTAAATTTGATACGAGTATTTCTCCTAGCATTGCGATTAAGTTTGCCATTGGTAAGGATAAATCTGAGTGGAGTAATGGTATCATTCACAATGATCCTGCTCATACCTCAATCTTAATTTGGGGGTTTGATAAGGATGGGAATCAAAAAGATGAGTTAACTATGTCTAGTGGTACTGCTGGTTATAGTAATTGGAAAACTGGAACTAAAGATCGCTGTGGTTGGAGAGATATTAAGAAGGGTGGGACTGTTACCAAAATTCTAAAAGCTCTTGATAACCATTTCTCTAAACTTAAGGAAGTTTACGTTCAGGATGGTGGGAAGAAAGCTTTAGGATTAACTGAGAGTAAAGAAACTGATACCATGCTTAAGGTTAAAATTCTTCGTAAAGACGGCACTGGTGAAACTAAACACGTTTCACTAAAAGACTTCAACAAATTAAAATCTAATCCAGATGTTAAATCAGTAGAAGAAATCAAAGAGTCAACTGAACATAAGCAAGTTGTTTGGAAAAGAACCTCAGTTTTCGATAGGTTATAAATCATGGTGACATTTCTAGATATTTTAATTGAACATGAATTAGTGGAAGCTTCACCCTTAAAGAAGAAAATTCCTCGTTCGGTTACAAGGGAGCGCCATATAGCTTATCTTAAAAATAAGGCTAGGGCGAAATTAAAGGCCAAGAAATTCAGACGCAGCAGCAAATATTTAAAATACAAAAAACTAGCTAAGAAGATGTCGAAGACCGGAAAGACGGCGAGTGGGAAGCGGAAAGTTACGTTTTTGTAAATTTTTACTTGACATTTGTTTATAATTAGATTATACTCCTCTCACTGTTAATAACTTTGAGAGGAGTTTTTATTTATGAGAGTTGAAATAGAAAAGATTTTTTGGTTTTGTCCTTGTTGTGGTAACACAGCAACCCCCTATAAAGATCCAATTCCTTATATTAAGGAACTTCATTGTTTAACTTGGGGAGCTGTCACTGAAATTAAACGTTGTTATGTTGAGGAGATTAATAATCATGTGGAATAAATATAAAAAATTCGTGACTAATAATCCTGATCTTTGTTTTGCTCTTGACATCCTTATCATCACTGGTGGGTGTTATCTTCTTAAGGTTAATTGTTTCATTACCATTCTTCTGATAGCTCTTTACGTTTTCTTTATCTTTAAGAATTTCAGTTATCTTTTCTTCAAGAGGAAAGTTGATAAGGAAGAAATAAACTGATATGAAGATTAAAAAATATATTGAACCTAGTGTCACTGAAGGTCAAGAATTTTTATCGCTATGGGAAATTGTTACGAGTAAACCGATGACTAGTAGAGAAATCGAGTTTGCTAGATTAGTAAGAGACAACACATTGAGGAAATTAAATTGTATAAACCAGAACCTAAATATAAATTAGTCTTATTTAATACTGAGACTCAGGAAATAAAAGAGATTTATTTACTCTCTTTTATGACTGCTAAGGAAGCTAATGATATTGTGAAGAAAACTGGCGAATCATTTATGCCTTGGATTTACGTTAAGAAACTTGTATAGGAGAATTAATTATGAACAGAGAAGAAATTATCCAGCTAATTAAAGATAATTTGAGAATCGAGGTAAACCAAGATTTCACTGTTGATTATGGTGTGACTACAGGTTATGCGGATATCAGACTTTATTTTGATGGTGAGTTAATTTCTTCTGATACTATTACTTTATAGGAGTTATATGAAATATAAAATTTTTAAATATGTTGATGGATTTGGTAAAGAATATTTTAGACCTAAGAGGTGTATTTTCGGTTTATTCTATTTCAACATTAAGGTGTATGACTCTGAGCACAGTTATTACTTTTTAGAATTCCCTACTAGAAATTCTGCTAGGAATTGGATTGAGGATAGGGTTGAAACGGAAAAGCGAGAAAAACTTTCAAGTCTAAGAAAAAGAGCATGAGCATTTGGTTAGATAAAAAATATGCAACGCTATTACCATTAAATAAATTTGTCCTGAAGAATAATGGTAAGCAATTCGGGAACTTCCGCTGCGTTTATTGTCACGATTCCCAAAGGAGTCAATCACTTAAGCGTGGATGGTTTCTTGATCAAGGTGTAGAGTTATCTTATTTCTGTCATAACTGTGGAGTGGCTAAACCTTTCTGGTTATTTCTCAAGGAACAATTTCCATATTATTATGAAGATTACACTAAGGAAAAGTTAATCGAAAAGTATGGCGACAAAATGTCGTCTAATGTGTCGCGTAAGGAAATAAACTTATTTAAAGATGAATCAGTTATCATTAATCTGACTCAGCTTAAGGATTTACCCTCAACTCACAGAGTTATTAAGTATTGTAATAATCGCCTAATCCCGTTAGAGTTAGTGAAGAATTATTACTACTCAGATAATTTTTACAAATGGTGTCAGGATAAACAACCTGAGACTTTTAATTTTGATTGTAATGATGATCCTAGATTAATCTTCCCCTTCCTTGACCGTGATGGTTCTTGTTTCGGTTTGAGTGGGAGAACAATAGGATTTTCTGAGGTTAAGTATCTCACCATTAAATTTGATGAGGATAAGCCTAAGATTTTTGGCCTAGATAGATTTAATCCTCATAAGAAGGGGTATTTAGTTGAGGGTCAAATTGACAGTCTGTTTCTTGATAATTGCATTGGGGCTATTGGAGCATTAGGTAATGTGGCTACTATTGCTAAATATTGTAACGTTTACGATAAGCATAACTTAGTGATAGTTCCAGATAATGAAAGAAGAAATAAACAGACTTGTAATTTCATTAAGAAAAATTTAGAATTAGGATTTCCTTGTGTGATTTGGCCTGAGTCAATTAAGGTGAAGGACGTGAATGATATGAGGTTAAAATTAAACTTGACTTCTGAACAGATAATGGATATTATATCTAATAATACAGTGATGAATATTAGTGGTTTATTGAAATTCAACTCATGGAGAAGATCATGAAAAGATGGAAACTAAAATTTTGGGATTATGATGAATGGAGAACCGTTTATCACACTAGCAAAACTAGAGAAGAAGCTATAAGTTATTTTTATACAAGACTTTGGAATATTAATGAAGACGAAATTAAGAGAAATGTAATTGAGGATAAATGAAGATTAAAAAGCACCAATCATGGTTCCTTGTCTCGTAATCTGCAACTTAGAAGTGCTTGACGTAAAAATTATCTTACCATCAAGTCTCACTCCCTTCTAAAGTGATAGGAAGTTCTCAGGTGCTATAAAGAGAAAATATGAGAACATAAATTCCGAGGGTAGATGTATTGACAACTCGTACACCTTACACAAATAAGATTACGAGAGTTGTGAATTTTAACCTAAATTGAGGAGATATCATGTTCGCTTATAAACTTCACAATCAAACTCATTGGAAATTTAATTATCCTAACCGTCAGGGTAATATGTCTGGTAGTTCTGAGAAAGTCTTTAATTCTATTGTTATAATTGACCTAACTCATAACCTTTATCATAAAGAAAGAGTTAATGGTTATCGTGGAGTGAAGGTTAAAGATAAACGACTCTTGAATAGACTTCATCGTAAAGCTAAGAAGTCTAATGGTGAACACTATTATGAGTGAATTATATAAAGAAGAAGATTTCCTTGGAACAATAGCTAGAGCTAAAGAACTTGGAGTGACTTATATTTGGTCAGGAGACTTATCTAGAAGCCGATATTTGCATAACTGTTTAGGTTATGCCGAGAAAAATAATTTAGTTGAGTTAACTCCTGTGCAAGATGAACAGTCTTCAGGATATTTGGTTGAGTGGAAATAAGGATTAATTATGCCATACCTAGATGTTTCTAAATCTCAGTTTAAGAAAATGTTAGATGAATATATTAATGAAGAATTATCAGAAGAACAATTTCACCATTTAATCATTAAGCTAATTAAAGATTATAGAAAATGGAACGGTTGTTATTTCTCTGATATCAAAAAATTAGTTGACAAATTTGACCATGACCTTTATAATAAAGAAATTATTGATGAAATAATATTTGAAGAGGAGAAGTAAATCACCTTATGGGAATTGTTCTAAACAGATTATTGATGATACCAAATAAAACATTACTGAAGCGGTCAACTAAAAAGTTAATGGCGTTTAATGATTTTTTGAAAAAATCCAGCAATATTGAAAATAACTGTAAACTAAAAATGGAAGAAATAGAAAGTATATTACAAAGGCGTGAACATAATAAATCATTAACTACACAAGTGGCTAATTTTGAAATTAAGAACACTCCGATTACATCATTAGATATTGAAAGATTTTGGTTGAAGGTGAACAAGACGGAGAGTTGTTGGGAATGGAAATCATATAAAGATAAAATAGGTTATGGCGTTTTTAAAATAAAAAGCATAACTTGTAATGCACATAGATTTTCGTGGACTATAACAAATGGGACAATAGACAAGGGGCAAGTTATATGTCATAAATGTGACAATCCCTCATGCGTTAATCCCGAACATTTGTTTATAGGAACACAACTTGATAATATAAAAGATCGTGATAATAAAGATAGGGTCAGAAATGGCAACACACATCCTCACGCTAAATTAAATTATGACCTTGTGAAATTGATTAAGGAATTACATAATAATGGAATGTCACAACAAAATATAATAAAAGAACTCAAATTAGATATAGATAATTCTACTTTAAGTAGGGTCATATCTGGTAAAATATGGGCAAGGGACATTAAAGAGGAGAACGAATAGATGTCATACTTAGCTACTATTGCTAAACTTGAGAGTGTAAGAAAACATCCTAATGCTGATCGTCTTCAAATCGCTACCTGCTTAGGATCAACTGTTATTGTTGGTCTTGATGCTAAGGACGGTGATATTGTTGTTTTCTTCGACAGTGATGGTCAACTCTCCCACGAATATGTTTTTGAAAACTCGCTATATAATAAACCCGAATTAAACAAAGATAAAGAGCGTAAGGGTCTGTTTGATAATAAGCGTAGGGTTCGCTGTCAATCCCTCAGAGGAGTCAAATCAGAAGCTTATGTAGCTTTATTGGATAGTCTTATCTTCACTGGAATTGACCTGTCTACTCTCACGGTAGGAACAAGATTTGATACTCTTAATGGAATTCCTATCGCCAATAAGTACGTTACCCCTGCTACTCTGAAAGCTGCTAAAGGTAATCAGCCTAAACAGAAGACAGGTCTGGTTGCTTACCTTAAAGATAAATTTAAGGAGCATGTTGATACTGAACAGTTGAAATACGCTAATGATACTGATCTTATCGGGTTGGTTACGGTTTCCGTGAAGGTGCATGGTACGAGTTCACGACATGCAAAACTTAAAGCTCCAGTTGAACAGAAGCAACATCCTATTTTTTCTGGATGGAATAGCATTGTTGATAAGATTTATTTCAAATTATTAGCTAAATATAAATCTCTCACTGAAGATCACCGAGGGTTTATTAAAATTAAACCTAAAGTTAAGGAAGATTGGGTTAGTGTCTACGGCACTCGCCGTGTGGTAAAAGGTCAAGTTACTGAAACTTATGAGGATTTCCGTACTAAGGTTCATAAGAAAATTGACCCATTCATGAATAAGGGTGAATGTTGGTATCTGGAAATTGTTGGGTTTGAGGGTGGGAGTACTCCTATCATGAACCGTGTTAGCACTAAGGAACTTCCCAAGGATCTTCAGAAGAAGTTTGGAGAAACCGTAACCTATAAATATGGTTGTCTTGAGGGGGAGCACGACTGTTATGTTTATCGCATAACTGTTAGTAACGAAGACGGTGATATTTATGAGCTTCCTTGGAGTCAGGTAAAGAATCGTTGTGTTAAAGCTGGAATTAAACATGTACCAGAAATTTGTCAATTCTTAGTGACTGCTGATAATTGTGCTCACGTTAAGAGTGAGATAGTTAAATTTGTTGAAGATAATCATTGTGACTTAATTGACCAGTCACACCCTCTTGAGGGGGTCTGTGTTCGTGTTGATAATCTTACGAATGGTAAGATGACCATTTACAAGCAGAAAGGTCTTATCTTCCGTATTCTTGAGGGTATTGCTAAGTCTGATGAAATGTTTGTTGATGAGGAGGAATCACAAGGATGAATAAGGATTGGAAACTCTGTGGTTGCCTAGAAACTTGCTTTGAGCGTGGTGGGTGTTGGGGTCATTTTGAGGGGGTCATGTGCGCTCATCTAAGTGATGATGGTATTAATAGTTTATGTTGTCGTTATGAGGAATTTGAGCCAGTTAATTGTTATACAACTGAGAAAGAATATAACGAGTTTAAGGAACAGTTATGATTACAGGAGTAGCAATTAAGAAAGATGGTGCGGTGTATTCCTTACCTAAACCTAATCGTCATCGTGACGTTATTAGGATGATGGTTCATGAATACGAAGTTTCTCCTCATAGTGGTGAGGAAGGTTTCATTGATAACTTTGGTGATTTCTATTTAAGGAAACCAGCTAAGTTGATTGCTATTTTGAATAACCAATTAATCGCTAGAGCCTGTAATGACGAAGAATTATTTAGTGAGGATTTATGGTAAACATTGAATATATTTATACTGATTGTAAAATTCCTAAGTTGACGATTGCTAAGGATAGAGTTACATTTAAGTTTCCTAAAGATTATAACATTTATCTGAGGATGAGAGTTATCGCCTTGGGAAGAATAATCATTAACGATCTTCATAATGAGAATATGTTAACCCTGAGAGGTCAGTTCTTTCTCATTGATGAGAAATTTGTTATTTATATGAGAGACAATTTTAGACATGTAATTAAAGAGTATGAGGAGGAACCACAAGTGGTAATTAAAAATTATAAAGTTCCAACTGGCAATATTTGTGTAATGAATGGTGATAATGGTTTATTAGAATTTCTTTCTATTGGGGATTACGGTAAAGACATAAACTTGAATCAAGATAAAGAAGTTCTTGATAACACTCCAATTTTACCTTTATCAGAAAAATGGGTTATTACTATATCCACTCAGTATAGTTGTGCGATGAATTGTGTTTTCTGTGATGTTCCTAAAGTCCACCATAAAGGTAAACTAAATCTTACTTGTGATGATCTTAAAAATCAAATTATAGAAGGATTAAAACTACATCCAGAAATTACCTCAACTAAGAGATTGAACGTTCACTTCGCCAGAATGGGGGAGCCGACTTGGAATGAGAACGTTACACAGTTTACTAAAAACATGAGGAAAGAGCTTTATCCTTATATAGGAAGATCATTAATTCATCCAGTAATTTCTACCATGATGCCGAAACATAATATGCATTTAATTCCATTTTTGAATGAGTGGATGGAAATTAAAAATTATGATTTTAGGGGTGACGCTGGATTGCAATTATCTATTAATTCTACTAACGATGATGAGCGAGAGTTAATGTTTTCTGGCAATTCATTATTTTTAGATGAAATTTCTCGTATTGGCAAAGAAGTACTAGATTATCCTAAAGGGAGAAAGATTACCTTAAATTTTGCTGTTGCTGATTATGAGATTGACGCTAAGAAGCTTAGGAGTCTATTTAATCCTGATAGGTTTATTGTGAAATTAACTCCTATGCACAAGACCATAACGGCAATTAAGAATGGGATTGAAACTATAGGTGATTACACCAAACCTTATGCCTATAAACATCATGAGCAAAATTTAAGGGATGTTGGGTTTGAGGTGTTAACCTTTATTGCTAGTAGAGACGAAGACTTAGGTAGAATCACTTGTGGTAACGCTATTTTAGCTGGAACGTTACCGCATAAATATGAACTAGTATAAATTTACACCTTGACTTAGATGAGAATTCCTACTATAATATTATGGTAGGAATTTTTATTTGAGGACATGATGAGAAATTTTAAAATTAATGATTATGTGGTGATTGTGAATGATGAAGATCATAAATATGGTCATAGAATTCCTATTGGGACTATCACTAAGATAATCTATGTTTCTCCTCATTATAATTCACCATTTCCTTATATCACTCAACACTCAATGAGAGAAGTCAGAGATTCAGAAATTAGAAAAATTTATAGTCATAAGGAGTTGAATAAGATGTGGATTGATGACGAATTTAAAATTTTAGAAATACCAACATTAGAAGATTATAGAAAAGAGTTCCATGATGATATCACGCCTAGAGACGAATTGTCTGGTTATGGGTTGATAGATAGAAAGGGTAATTTTTACAAATGTGCGTTTGGTGGTCATGGAGCATTAGCTTCTATCATATGTGATTATTCTTATGATGATAGGTTGATAGAGGAATATAAACTTTCAAAGGAATCTCCTCTAGACTTCTTAATTATAAAGAAGAATTGGATTAGTATTTCTGCTAAGGGGTATGAACCATCCCCTAAAATTGTGATGTCTGGTGATTTGTCTAAACAACAAGAGGGAATAATCTTAGACTATATTGATAAGTATGATCTAAAGAGTTATCCTTTAATTGTAAAAATTTAAGGAGATAGATAATGAACATAGAATCAGAATATTCAAGAGGAGTAAACGACGAAAGAGAAAGAAACTTCATTAAGGAGTTTAAGGAATTATTGTCTAAGTATAAAGCTGAGATTGAGTTAAAAGAAAAGCCATCATTTTATTATAGTTGTGGTTACACAATAAATATCTACTTTAATGGTTATCCTGACGGAGATGAATGTGTTAGTTATCGTGATTTGAATATTGGTAATGGAACTATTTTGAGTCCTGATGGGAGTGTGACGATATGACAACTCTTTGGTTTATCTTATTTCTTTGTGTGTTTATTGCGTTCACAGAAATATACTGGTTCTTATTTAGAATTATTTGTATACTGATTATGTTATTTTGTGTTTTTGAGATAACATTACACTTAGATTTTATACCTCCAAGTCTATAAGGGATCTTAATGAAATTTTACACAAACGTCACAATCCATCGAAATAAACTTTACCATATCGGCTATAACGATGAGGGTAAATTTATTTATGAGGAAGATTTTCAGCCTCACTTAGGATTATCATCTAATAATAATCCTACTCATAAATCTATTCACGGCAAACCTATTGAGATTAAGACTTTCGATAACATAAAACAATTTAAGGATTACAAGAAAGCCTATGGAGATGTTATTGATCTTTATGATGATATCAGTCCTATCACTCAATTTATCGTGAATGAATATCCAAATGATATTGAGTTTGATGTAACTAAGGTTAAGATATTCTTTTATGATATAGAAAATACCGTTGATCCTGAGACTGGTAAGTTTAGTCCTCCTCAAGACGCTAAGGGGCCGATTACATCTATCACATTTAAGGATCATTTCAAGAACGAATACTATGTAGTTTCAACTGAAAGGTTCTACCCTGAACAATTAGATATCAAATTTTCTGGCAAGATTAGTTATAAGTTTTGTGAGACAGAAGAAGTTTTACTTAGAGCTGTCATTAAGATATTTCAGAAATTCCAGCCTGATGTTCTCGTTAGTTATAATGGTTTTAATCGTGGCGGTTACGATGATCCCTATTTAATCAATAGAATGATTAATGTTTTGGGAGAAGATGAAACTAGAAATCTTTCTCCTATTCGTGGTTGTGTTGAGTGTAAATATAGTAGAAAAATAAATGAACAGGGCGGGGTTGATGATAGTTATTTCTGTGTCATTGATGGAATCAGTTTAATTGATTTTGCGGCTGTCTATCAAAAGAACATTAAGAAATATGAGACTAACACTTTGAGTTTTGTGGCGGGTGTAGAGTTAGGAGAAGATAAAGTTGATTATGAGGAATACGATAATCTTGAAGAGTTAAGAAAAAATAATCCTCAGAAGTATGTGACCTACAATATAAAAGACACGGATTTGTTGAGTAAAATTAATTCTAAGAGAAAGCTCATTGAACTAATTATTACTCTATCATATTTTACCAAATCTAATTATCAAGATATCATGAGTCCTATTGTGACTTGGGATAACTTTATTTACGATGACTTGTCTAAGAAAAATATTTGTATCCCCCCTCATAACAAAAAAGAAAAGGAAGCTATAGCTGGGGGTCATGTTAAGACTGATATCATTCCCGGTGTTTACAAAAACGTTATCTCACTTGACTATAAGGGGTTGTACCCTGCCTTAAGCAGAACGTTCAATATTTCTCCTGATACTTTAATAGAAGACTCCTTCATTAAAGTCAGACAGGATAAGGTTGATGAGAGGTTCCTAACTCAAGAAATTCCTTGTGAGGGCGATAGAATTTTAACTGCTAGTGGATGGTCTTATCGGAAAGATAAGGTGGGTTTTTACCCTTTACTATTTAAAAAATTATCTGATAATCGTGATCAAATAAAACCGAAAATGTTGAAGCTAGATAAACAATATCAAACCTTCAAAGGATCAGAAGAAGATAAACTGAAACTAGCTAACGAGATTAGTAATCTGAGTACCTTTGAGCAAGCGATTAAATTACTTGGTAACTCAGGATACGGAATTTTGGCAAATGTGGGAAATCGGTATTTCTCACCAGCACTCGCTAAGAGTATTACCCTGAGTGGTCAGTTAGCTATTAGGAGTGCAACCGAGAACCTTGAAAAATATTTAGAAAAAACCTACGCAAAATCAAATACTTGCTTGTTCTGTCACACGGACAGTGGTTTTTTGTGTTTAGACGGAATTGTTGATGACGTAGAGGAAATTGAGTCATTCTATAAGAGAGAATTAGCACCTATTATCGACAAGACCATTAACGACCTTTGTGCTTATCTTAATGTTGATGATTGTCAATTAATTCTCAAGAAGGAAAAAATTTGTAGTCACTATTTGATTTCTGCTCCTAGTCGCTATGCTGCTCTAGTTGTTGATGACCAAGGAGTTAGATATCCTGAACCTAAATTAAAGATTACTGGTCTGGAAATTATTCGTAGTAGTACTCCTAAAGTGGTGAAGGAGTATCTTAAGAAAACTCTCATTAAGATGATGAAGGGGGAATCTCTTCATGAGTATATTGGTGAGGTTAAATCTGGTTTCTTTAAGATGAGTCCTGATGAAATTGCTTTTCCTAGATCAGCAAATAATTTAAGCAAGTGGCACGATGAAGACGGAAATATTTTAAAGGGGTGTCCTATTGCGGTGAGGGCGGCATTAATTACTAATCGTTATCTCGAAGAGCATGATTTTTATGGTGGTAATTTCCAAATTAATACATTTGAGGATAACTGTAAATTAAAATTCCTTTACATGAAAACTCCTAACGCTTTCTATAACAGTAACGTGGTTGGATTTGCTAGGAAATTCCCTTTTCCTAAAGAATTAAATTCAGTTGACTATAAATTAATGTTTGACAAAACCTATTTTAGCGTGGTACAATCTATTGCTGATAAAGTTAAGATTAGCTTGACTGAAGATAAGACAGATTTAGATGATCTATTTTAAAGGAGAAATATAATGGCTATTGAATGTTATGAAGATTGGTGTGAATTTCATGCGAGTCACAATTGTAAAGATGCTGAAGAGTGCGAAGGTCCGTATTGATTTGCTGATTTTAATAATTTTAAGAATTATTGACGAGTAAAGGAGAGACACTTCTATGAAAGAGTTAAAGAAACTCAAGATTAAATATCACCTATGGATGATTCCCTTTTATTTAATTAGACTTCCATTAGCGTTATTATCAGTTGTTGTTTTATATCTTTCTGATTTTATGGATTATTCGTACAAGAAATTAGAATCATTTTACTGGTGGTATGAGGATTTCTTAGCTCCTCCCAATTGGTATCCTAGCCAGAAATATCTTAAGCAAGCTCAAGAAATTAAAGATAAATTAGCTCAAGATAGAATGAAGAATTTATATCAACACAACATCATTAAAGAGGACAAATAAAATGAATCAATTTTTTAGATCATTGTATTATGACGTTAAACACATCATTGAAAATTTAATTCTTCTCTATAAATTCCCTAAAAGGAAAGTTACTCATCAAGATCTTAAATATAATTTCCGTAAACTCTATGATACCGTATTTAATCATCCTTGGTATTGTCTAAAACGAGGAGTAAGAAATCTTTTCATATTTTTTCCTATTGTCTGGAGAAATGATGTTTATGATTATTGTTATCTCCTAACTCTGATGGACAAACAATTAGCCGAGATGGAGACTTTCTTTAAGTCAGGTAAGACACATTGTGTTGGAGCTAACCATAGAGGTAAAAGAATTGCTTGGATTAGAAAATTAATGCAAATGAGTCGTGATGAATATTATACGATGAAACATTATGATGAACACTTTAAGAACACTGGTCATAGGTTGATGGATTTTGAGCCTGTTGAACATGATGAATATGGGGTTGCTACCTTATTCCAATCTAAGGATAATTGGGATACAGAAGATAAACAAAAATATCGTGAGGGGTCAGAGAAAGCTAGGAAGATGGACGAAAAGGTCTGGTTGCTCTTGTGGAAGAATATGAAACTTTCTAATAATTTCTGGGATTGATAGGTGTAACTATGCGAAATCATTACATTTCTGATCTTCACATTGGTCATAAACGGATAATTGAAATTTGTGGTCGTCCATTTAAGACTATGGAAGAGATGCACAACACTATTATCAGTAATTGGAATAACAAAGTTTCTAAGGATGACACAGTTTATGTTTTAGGTGACGCTTTCTTTTATGATCTAGATGCTCAACGTAAAATTATGAAACAGTTAAATGGTAGAAAAATTCTCATTAACGGTAATCATGATAAGCAAGCTGGCTCCCTAAAGAAATTTATGAAGCTTCAGGATTTCCTATATGTTGGGTGGGATGAAGTTATCTTTGATTTCATGGTTAAATATATTGGAGGTAAGCCTGTAGGATTAGTTCATGATCCTGCTATCTGTAACCTAGATTTAACTATGCCTTGGCTGTGCGGTCATGTTCATAACTTGTTTCATCGTTGTGGAAATATCATTAATGTTGGAGTTGATATGAATAACTTTACTCCATTATCTGAGGATGAAATCATAAAGATGATAAATAATAACAAATAAAACTCAAGGAGTTATTATGAAATCTCTACACCAATTATTAGAAGAAGCTAAGGTGGTTGGTTATATTAATCCTGATACCTTTAAGAAAAAAGAAACCTTTACTCCTAAGCCTAAGTCTACCTTTCAGACGAAAGCCTTATCTGATGTTGTCTATGATCAGGACGGTAAGAAGGTTAGATTAACAGCGCATATTGATACTCGCCAACACCGGCCTTGGTGGGATGATGTTCAGGACGAGTCTTTCCAGAAATATCTCAGGAAGGGGTTAGAAATTCTTTCTAAGAGAAAAGCTAGTCGCAACGAAGAGTATGCCCTGATGTCAAAGAATGGTAAGAGAGCACTGATTATCAGTGCTAAGGAAGGTAAGAAGGATAGGTATACTAATTTTGATATTATGACGATTCTTAATGCTGAAGCTGCTGGAATGGAAAAAGAGAAAATTTTTATTAAAAAGATTGACGACAAGAACAAAATCATGGTAGAATGTAAACAAATTCAATATGAGGTCAGTGAAATTATCTATGTCTAAAGATGATCGTTCAAAAATTGAAGATTCAAAAGTTAATTTGAAGACTCAGGATTTTGAGAATTCAATTGTTAAAAATAGTAAGATTAAAGGTCATTGGAGCTTCGAAAATTGTAGCCTAGAAGATTGTGAATTTGAGGGTAGAGGTCAATTAGAAAATGTGGATCTTAAAAATGTAATCGTGAGAGGAAATTATATCATGATGGACGGAAGAGAGATCAGAATAAGTAACTCTCAAATATCGGATCATTTTAAACTTTCTGGAGATGATATAGAAATTAAGGATAGCGGATTTTCTAATAATGCTAGGGTACATGGAACTCGCTTAAAGATAACTAACGTTGATCTTTGTGATGATGCTAGGATTGTTGGGGATAACATGAGGATTGATGGTATTTCTGCTCACGCAAAAATGGATATTACCAAATCCTGTAATGAAAATTCAAGATTACGCTATGTGTGGGAAAATGGAGAATGTTATACCGTCATTGAATAATCTTCTTGACAATAAAAAGATAAGCTGATATAATCCTTCCTAACTAATAACAGGAAGGATTTTTATTTATTTTAGTGCTTGGGAGAGAA